ATGATGGCGTCCGCTGCACGGTATCCACCGTAACCAGATGCGCCGATTGCGCCGAGGCCCAAGAGGGCCTTGGCTGAGCCTTTTATATCATCTTTGATGTCGCGACCGGCATCTTTATAGCCGTAACGGAATTCGGTGAGCTGAGCGTCAAGCATTTCATTGAGTTCTTGTAAGTTTTTGTCTACGTTCATGTTGGTTTTGTTGGTTATGTTATTATTTGTGATGTCAATTTACCTCTTTGCTACTTGAGTTAAAATTCTCTTTAGTATGGAGGAGTTTATTTTTAGCTGAGTCCTCTTTGCTGCTGAGCTGACTGACTCTACTGAGCTGGCTTTTGAACGAGGAGTTTTTCGCCCAGCTACTGCCCATTTCGGCATAAGGCTGAAGGGGCCGACTCGCTTCGCTTTGCTCTTGAAGGTCGTGCCGTTGGGCGTCTCGACACCTGCGGGAACAAACCCAGGCCGGCCTTCCAGCTTTGCAATAGTGCCATCAAGGCTTCTTACCGGTCGGGAGTTTGGCCCCAGTCCCTTCTTGGGGACTTGAGTTCCGCTTTGAGCCATGCTCTGTTGTTTGCTTAATGATTCGTTGACTTGAGACTCGCTCCATTTCGGGAATTGCGTCGAAGTCTTGGCCCTGGCCTCTTTGGTGAATCCTCCCTCTTTGCTTCTTGGGTTTTTCATACCAGTCATGCCTGCTTTGCCGAGAGACTTTCTAGCTCCGTATTTGCGGCGAACAGAATTTCTAGCATTTACGCGAGAGCTGGTAGCTATCATTCTCCCTGGAAGTTTGAGCATTTCTTTCGGAATCGAAGTTCCTTTTCTTGCAGCTCGATACTTGAGGCTTTCGGCTCTTCTGCCTATTGCGATGCCTGCGACTGTTCCGCCAGCGATGCCCGTGAATGCGGCCTTGTCTCGGAATGACTTCTTCTCGTAGAAACGCTTGCGACGACGGGTTCTTGGCCCGCCCTTGTGGTAAACTCGAACAGAGTTCCGGTTAGCCCTAGCAATGCGGTATTGCCCATTAGAAGTCTTCAGAACCCCAGGCTGCTTTCCTCTCTTCTCATTATAAAGATCCGTGAGGTCCTGCACGACCGTGTTTGATTTTTTGGTGTTCTTGACCAGCTTTTTTGCTATTGCGCTGGCCTTCTTATACTCCCCGATGGTCCGAGCTCGCTTTACGTTCGGGTCTGTCTTTAGGCCCTCAAAAGGGTCAGTTTGACGAGTCCGTGCAAACTCATGATACTTCTTACCGTCGATCATGACGTAAGCGTCCGGGGTTGAAGGTCCCCGAGCCATCATGACGCGCTTTTCTGGGGGAATTGACGCTCCTGCAAGGCCTCCTAAAATAAGCCCCAATTTCCCTCCTCCGATCCTTCTCGATTTTACTGGGGCTCGACTCATTCTCTTGCGAAGCTTCGCAATTATTTTGGCCGACTTCTGAGATGTGATCTTTTTGCCCTTATACAAAGCACGCGGATTAGCGCCTGCCTTCTCAGCCTTTTTGATGAGTCCTCGGAAGTGCCCTTTGCTTTTTCTCAGGGTGATCTTGCCGTCTTCTGCGAGAGCATCGCCGACACCTGCGCCAGCCATGCCGACAGCTCCTGCACCGGTAGCCGATTGAATGATCCTGTCATCCCAAGTCCTGTTTTGAAATTCTGTGACACGCGTGTCACGGTTTGAGTTTTTCATGATTATTCTTCTGGTTGTTCACCTTCACCCTGACCGACAGGGATTCCAGCTTCACTCTCCATGTCAGCCTGCATCATTTGCTGACGCATCATTGCGATCTGCTGCGTAGCGTTGGGGTAGCGCTGGGAGATGACCTCAATCGGGATGACTTGTTCTTCAGATGCTGCCACGTTCATCATTGCCTCGCGAGCCAAGGTCTCGACGGTTTCTTCGTAATCGCCACCCATTTCAGTAACGATGTCGTGCCCTGTTTTCAGGCCATTCTGCATAAGCGCGATGTCGCTTTGGGTTGTGTAACCTTGGTCAGCCGTAATGTGAGCTGGGAACTGCCATTTGCACTTGTTCCATTTTTCCGTTGAAGGAAGCTGCCCATATGTGATTGCGCGAGAGATGACCGCGTCCTTGATGGGATTGAGAACCCTCTCCTCAAGAAGTAACTGCGAACGTTTAAATGTGCGTTGAGCCATCGCCAGTTCAATGCGAGCAGAGACCCCGCCAAGAGCTGCCATGTCCCATACGAAAGAGAACGGGAGGTTGAGTCCGTTTGCCATCTCGCGAATGAGGGCCTCAATAAAGCCGTTAAACGTTGGGGAGGGACGCATTGAAGTCTGGAACATTGAGACATTCTCTCCTGGGTCAAGTCGGAGGACTGTTCCTGGCTCGACTTTTTCTTTTATCGTTCCATTCCCGGTTGTCTCGGCGGACGTCTTCCAGTCGGTCACGTCTTTTTTGTCTTTGGTGATGATCCCTGTGTGTGCAGACCCCCACTTAACCGCCATTGTTTCATAACGGTAAAGGTCGTGAATGTTACGAGCGTGGGGGATACATGTATCGAAAGCTGTGATGCCATGATATTGGTCCGAGCGCATTGGATCAAGGTAGTGAATAAACGAATCTACTGGGACTTCCTTGGGGTTTTTATACTGTCCGTTTTTATCGCGAGCCCAAAGCTCGTAGTTAGTTATCTGTCCAAGGTTGTTGACCTTGATCCCGTTGTAGTCTCGGTCGTCGATAGAACTTGTGCCCTTGATGGGGTTGCCGATTCGATCGCCTTCAATCGCTTGTAGCTTAATATCAGCCCCTTGCGGAACCATTACCCAGCCATGCTGGCCGTCACGACGCATCCCCATGTGACCAAGCTGGATCATTTGACGGAATACGTTTCTCCCCGTCAAGTCGCATCGCTTTGTCCAATCGTTAAAGTATGACTCGTAAAGGTCATCCATTTGAGGGTCACCAGTTTGTGCTTGATACTGAATTCGCCCGCAGGTGTAAAGTGACTCTTTCATCAAGACCGACTTCACGAAAGAGTAGTTTTTAGCCAGGTTTCTGGCCTCCCACATCATCTTGATACGGTCTCTCTGGGTCGACGCAGATTCAGAGCTGCCTTCAGTAAAAGGGTTGCTACTCATTGCCCGACCACGATCGGGGTTCGCAGCATCGTAGCTCATTTCAAAAAGCTGGCGCTCAAAAGATCGCTTAACTCCTGCTCCAGGAGAAAAGAATGCAATTGTTTTATCAATGACGTTGAGTTTTGTAGTTTTCATTTGCTTGCTTCGGCCCACGCTTTAGCCATTAGTCTTTTTTGAGACGAGGCTCTTTTATAATCAGCTTTCTGATAAAAACCATTAAATTGTTTCTTAAATGCTCTCATGTGGTTTTCTTTATCTATCCATTTCCAATTTTTGACTCTGCGATTTTCTTTTTTGATCCTTTTTTGGATTGCAGCATTAGCCCTTTTAAGTTTTGACATTCCATAAGAAAGCTCGTTTAAATTCTCAATACGAGCTGAAAGTTCGCTCCATTTTTTTCTTAGCCAGGGGTTCTCACGCAGAACTTTTTTACCTTGAGAAAGCGTGGGTTTTAAGGGGGTAGACCTAGGAGGCGTATCATATCTCCCTCTCTCCGCACTTCGGAGTCCGGCTTTCGTCATTGCTCTTTGGTCTTTAACAAGGGTGTCGTAAAAAGGTGTTCTATACCCGATTTTCATTTGTTTATTAGCTGTTTTTTTCCATTCAGCCACCTCGCTCTTTGATCCATGCTTTTTGATTTCTTTTAGGACATTCTGGTTAGCTCTTTTTTCCATGCGGAGCGTAAGCCTGCGAGATTGCTTCATTTTGCCATAGGTTGCCCAAGGCCGTCTGCGAGCAAAATTCTTTAGGGCTTGAGCCCCCTTGTAAGCGTGAGGGTCTGCCGCATGACCGGTTTCGTGCATCCCCATGGCTTTGGGTGAGGCCCACGGAAAAATCCTTTTTGGGGCCTCCCCGCGAGGAACGATGACAGAATTGTCGTTTGCCACTTTCGCTTTGCCTTTAGGTCCGCGGGTTTTGGATTTGCGGGTAATCTTTAGTATATTTGATACCGCCTCTCGATCATCCGCTTCTTTCAGCCCCCCGACCAGGCTGAGTTTTTTAGCTTTAGGCACATAAAACGACCCCGCACCCTTCGGACGATACACAGAGACTTCTTGGTTGTGAATCTTGTGAGATTTGTCTCTCAAGGCCTTTAACACTTTTTTCGTTGTCCCTAAAGAGGTAAACTCGATCACTTTTCTCCATTTCGCCGAAAACTCGATCAAGTTCTCGATGCGAGCCGCGAGATCCCATTGCTTCCTTCTAAGCCATTTGCCCTCGCCACGGAGGAAGTTTTTCCCTTCTGACAAGGTTGGGCTGTCTCCTTTGAAGCCCTTCTGCACCATGCCAATCCTAAAAAGGGGCTCGCGATAGCCCTTGTGCATTTGGCGCTTTGCGATTGTTTTCCACTTCTTAGCCTCGCTCTTGCCTCCATGCTTTTGCACCAAATTCAAAGCGTTCTTGTTCGCCCGCTTTTCAATAATGAGAGAGCTTTTGCCCAGCACTGATTTGGTAAATCTACTCTGAATGCGTGCAGCTTCAGCCTCATCTACCGCATTTCTTTTGCTTTTCGGGATTACTACGTTGTCACCTAATCGTTTTTGCTGGCGCTTGGCTATTGCCTCAGCTTTTTTGCCCATTTTCCACATGGCCGCCGCTCTGCGCGGTAGCTGACGATCCAGCGCATGACCATGCTCGTGGACTGAGGTGTTTGCCGGGCCGCCCATTAAGCCTTCTAATTTCTTAGAATACCTTAGCCTGGTAGGACTTGAGCCTCGCGGGACTATAACAGCGCCGCGGCCTTTATTGGCCTTCACCCCCATGCTTTTAAGTGCTCCAACTGATCCGGGGAAAGGGGGGACGTGTGAAGCCTCCACATGCCGGTCGGCCTTGCGGAAAGTATCTGTTTTGGTCTTGCTCTTCGCTTCTTTCAAGACACGCTTTACCGTGCCGAACTTCAGCTTTGGGAGGGCAAACTCGATCAGGTTCTCGATGCGAGCCGCGAGATTGGAAAGCCCCTTCTTTGGCTTGTTGTTCCGATCCCTCGGATAACCTCGATTCTTCGCAACTGAGGTCACAGATAGGTTGCCAGCGCCATTATTGTTTGGGTTGTTATCGCGATGATGCACGTCTTTTCCATCTCCCTTACGGGCTTTCCCCAGACGGATAGCTTTACGCCTAGCCTGGTTTCTTGCCGACCGACGTTTAATTTGCTCCGGCTTCCCTTGATACCGAGCATACTCTTTTTTGTAGTCCCTCATGAGAAATCAACAACTACTTTGTCCACCCCGCCTAAAGTTCCAGGACCAAACCCGCCGCCTCCGCGCTGGGATTTGACTCGAGTCGCCGCAGTCAACCTCATGGATAGATCAGAAAGGGAACGAGAAAATGACTTCGACCCCTGGCTTTGAGAAATATAAATAGACTTGGATTCAGCCTTCAAAAAGGCTATCTCTTCATCTAATTCTTCCGCAGTGTAAGTGACGTAAATGTCTTCCCAATTAATTGATGCCATTTTTCTTGAAGGGTTAGGTCATTTCTAGTAAAGACCTAGTTATAAAACTTTTCCTATTCTTTTCCCACTATGTCAACTGGATACTCTAAAGACGCCGCTGAACTTCCCTCTGCCTCGGTCGAATTCGATTGGGACGCTATTTATGAAGACGAAGAGGAGCAAGGGATTGGAGCTATCCAAGAGCGCATAGATCAAGAGGTCGAGCGAAGAAGCGCTGAAAAAGTCCAGAAAGCGATGGTAAGGCTGCTGGCTCAAATCGTAGAGTCGTCCAACTACCGGCTCAAAATCGATGTTTCCATCATGGCTTGCGGCTTCCCTTTTTACGAAGGAATGAGCTTTACACAAATGGGTAAAAAGCACAACATCTCAAAACAAGCCTTTTCCAAGCACGTTTTGAAATTTCAGGATGAGCTTGGCCTGCCCCCAACAAGGGGACAGAAATCGAAGAAAGCGCGGGAGTCCTATCGGAACAAAGCGCAAAACCAAAAAACAACATGAGCACTGAAGAGAAAACTGAGATGGCCATTACAACCGAACACGTTAGCAAAGCCAGACTCACAGTAAAACCAGCTGACCCGAGTGAGGTCCTGAAAAAGCGGATTATATCCGCACACGCCGATTCGATCAGCTCGATGGTCGACTCGGTAAAGCACGCCGCCGAATGCGGGTCGTTACTAATCGAATCACGAGAGACACTAAAAGACCCGTTCCGTGTATGGGTCTCGACCGTTCTTCCGTTTACATATAGAACCGCATATAGATATATGCAGATCTCAGAAGCTGTAACTGATGGAGCAATCTCTCTTGATGGAGTCAGCTCAATCAATGAGGCCCTCAAGCTACTTTCCCGAGCAACGAAAGCAAAGGAAGAGGAAGAGAAGCCTGAAGAGAAAGAAGACAAGGACGAGCGAATCGAAACCTTCGTCACCGCTGCAATGAAAATTGAATCATGGTTCAAAAAGGAGACCTCCAAGTCCCCTCTTTCAACTTGGGGTCAAGACCGGAAAAAAGCCGTGAGGACACAACTCGACGGAGTTGTGCAGATTTACGAAGCCTTAAACGGATAGTTATGACAGGGCAATTCATATATAAAGCAATTTGCGTCAGCGTATATGATGGAGACTCTGTGACCCTAGATATTGATTTAGGGTTTAACACCTGGATGCGGAATCAAAAAATCAGGCTGCTTGGAGTTGACGCGCCTGAAATCCGTGGTGACGAAAGGGCTGAAGGTCTGGTTGCTGCGGAGAAGTTAAGAAGCTTAATTGTAGGCAAAAGCATTACCCTGCATAGCCACCGAGACAAGTCAGGCAAATATGGCCGCTGGTTAGGGACACTATTCCTAGGCGATTTAAACGTGAACCAGCTATTGCTGGACTCAGGATTGGCTAAGCCTTACCCCTAGTCCATAGGTGCAACGGTCACTTCGGTGACATCCTCAAACCCAACACCCAAGGTTTTAGTTATTGTTGCCGCTGCTATCACCATGGATTCGCAATCGCGAAAGTGATCGTCTTTCCTGATTTTCACATACCGGAAAGTCACTCGATTCTTTGAGTCTACGATTTCTTCTCTTCGTTCGGCGGTTATTTGATCTAAGTAGTTGCGAGAAACCTTTTCTGGAATTTGCCACTCTGGGCCTTCCCCACTCATTAGCAGCTCGAGCTTGTCTTTAATCGTCGGGTTCGACCAGTGGTAAAGACGAATAGGACGAACAGACCCTTGCATACGGGTTCCGACTGCCGGATCTATTTGACTAATTGTCCAAGCTTGACGCATCCCATCACGAATCCAAAAAGCACGATCGTCACCCCAAAAAGCTTTCCATTTATAATTAGACTCTTCAATGGCTTTATAAACCTCTCCTGTTCTGTGAGCCGCATCAATGGCTACGTCATCTGCGTCGATCCCGAATCGTTCAATGACTTCGAGTAGGTCTTCAAACCCAATGACTTTATCATAGTCCAGCAAGCGTGACCTACCAAAGGTTCCGAATGCCCTGACGACGTAGTAAAGACAGTCTTTTTGCACGTCTACCCCAAGGAAGATGCGTTGAGTCTCATCCCAAGAGTCACCGATGTTGTAGTTGACCATTCTTTCAGCCAGGAAGTTTTTCTCTTTCCTATAACGTAGTTCATCACGCCAAGGCTGTCCTAAAGACTCTGTAATGAACGTTTTTAAAGGCTCATGATCGCCCCATTCCTGCGCTTTGCTCGCGTTAATAAATTCCTCGACTAGATCCCGCCATGTTACCCACGGTGGAAGCATTGCCGACCAGGTAAAAGAAACGCGAGATTTCGGCGCGTCAGGATTATGCCTTCGCCACTCACCATTTGCGACCATCTTCCTACGGAGCCCAGGAGCATCGCTGATTTTACACCCTTTCAAACATTCATAGTGAATAGTCTCTGCCAGCCTATCAAAGTTATATCGTCCTGCGGGCCGAGTCTCATCATTTGTCTCCCATTTCATGCTCTTCCATTCAAGAGGCTGCTTTTCTTTACAGTGAGGACACTCCACATAATAGTGTCTCTGATCTCCCTCAAGAAAAGCCTGGTGAACGGGGTCATGTTCGTTATCAGGAGTAGAGATGACGACTCTCCTGGCATTCCAGAAAGCTCTTGTCCGCTTAAGAACCATGGGAAGAGCCCCAGGAGGCCAGTTTCGAACCTCATCAAGCATTAGCCAGCGACGTGGCTTTGACTGAAGTTTTGAAGGAGCATTTGCGCCGATTATTTCAAGCGGCATTGTAGGGAAAAATATCTCTTTTGCCCTTGTTCGGCCAGTCGGTATCATGTCTCGGATTGCCGGAGACGCCTCAAGTGACGGCTTCATTCGCTCAGTCCAAAACTTAGAGGCTTCTTCCTCGCTAGACGTAACCCACATACAAGGAGCGGGATCTTCAGAGATTAACCAGGCCAGCAGCGCCAGCATTGTCTCTGTCTTTGCCGACTGCGCTGAGCACATTGTCGAGATTGTGCTTACATCGTCAGTTGCAAACTGCTCCATGAACTCGCGAACCCATGGGGTATTGTCTGAGCGCCACCGACCAGGCATTGGAGATGAAGGAGAAACAAAATAGTTGTCCTCACACCACTGCCAAGGTGGACGACGATCTGCCGGCCTAAAGGCAGCCCTTGCTGCGGTTTCAACGATTCCCATGAAGAGGCTAGTCGATAGTTACCGAGCCATCAGCGGCTGTAGTAGTCACTGGCTTAGCTGCTACTTTGGCATTGATTGCATCAAGGTCATCTTGCTTACGGCCAGCGAGGGTCGTGTTCAGATATACAATGATGTCCTCATTAAGCTGGAAGATCTCTCCAGCATCAGTTCCTAGTTCTGCCAATACGGCAGCAGGGTCGTCGGCTGACCAGATCAGATCCCAGCCGTGGTTCCACGATTGGATTAATTGAAATGCCATTTGTGAAGTGGCTCGTTTGACTTGCTTAGCAGCTCTCACTTCGGGAGCTATCGGCACTTGGGTTTGGTTTAATACACTCATGTTATTGTAGTTTGGTTTGGTTGTTATTGGTTACTTGGTGTAGTGGGTCGCCAAAATTCAGCACCCGCTAATGTCTGGCACAATTCCGTGCCGAGAATTTTTGTGGAGTCGTCTTCCACGGGGGCTATTGCAGCCCGAATACTGTGTAAGTCAAGACCATGAACGGAGTCGTCTTCATAGGTCACTTGCTCCACGTTGTCGAAATTGTGTTCGGGTGCTTCCATTTCTAGAAAAGACCACACATCAGCCATGATTTCTTGTGGGCGGTGGGTGAGTGCATCGAACTCAACCAGTAGCAAACGGTCAGACAACCCTCGTTGAGCTACGTCTTGAAGCCTGTTGTAAGCTAAACCAAGCACTCCATCTTTGGACAATACTTCATTTGCACGCCCCTTTACTGTTTGGGCATTTATATAGTCCCCACGATCCTGCATGTTGTGTGCAGACTTTCGATGTAGCTTCTCCATGCTCGCTACAATCTGGCTAATGTTGCGAACAGGAACAAGCACCTTTGCTTTCTTGCCTAATGCAAACTCAGCCAGTTCCAGTAGGCTAGTCCAACCCCTGCCCTTATCTATAACCACAGGCTTATCGGTATCGTGGTATGCGTGAATCATGGCGTGTAGCACACGCTGTAGGTTCTTATCATCTGCTAAGTCTTTAGCTGCTTTGTGTTCCAGCCACTGGTTCCATGAATTGCGTAGCACGAACAATGATTCGTGACACGCACTGGTAGGTGTTGCGTGAACGTCTGGGTGCTGCGCTAATAGGTTGCAAAGGAGGGTTGACCCGCTCCTTGGCAATCCGCAGACGAAATGGATTTGTTTCTCCATTAAACGATATTCAACACCCCACCATTGTTCCAGACAGACCCAGCAGGGAGTCCAGTAGCTGACGTTGGAATAGACTTGATAGACAGGTTGTTTACAAATGTGCAGTTAGTTCTGTCTGCTGTGATGTCACTGCCAACGATCATTGCCTTTGATTGACTGTTCGTGTCGTTGCTTGCACCACCAAGAACTGCGCTGTAAGTGCCAGATGCTGTGTTGTTCCGACCTCCAGAAACAACGCTAAAATTACCTTGAGCTTGTCCAGTATCACCAAATGCTACAGAAGAGTATCCAGATGACGTAGATTGGAAGCCCCCACAAATATCTCCATAACTACCAGAAGCTGTGCATTGCCATCCTCCCACAACTGTAGAAGAGCCACCAATACCACTTGCCGTGTTCCCGTATCCACCACTGATTGTGCCTTCAGATGATGTGCAATTATTGCCCATCCCACCACCGACTACGCCCCAGTAATTAGATGCTGTGTTGCCCAACCCTCCAGATATTACAGATCGAGTCCCACTAGCTGTATTGTTCGCCCCTCCAGATATTACAGATTCAGTCCCACTAGCTACCTGTGTAGCTGTTGTAGTTTTAGTTTGTAAGTTTACTGAGTAAGTTCCATTGGCATTTGGTGTTACCAGATTATCAGCAGCCGCAGCTTCGATTTGATAGGTTGAGTCAGTTCCCTGCACTGTTCCTCCACCACCACCGCCAGCAGCTTGCCATGTGCCTACACCAGTTGCATCAGTAGTAAGAACGTAGGTATCAGTTGCGCCTGTTGGCATTTTGAAGCCGCCCTCGAAAATGTGCAAGTTATCAACGTGGGCTGTCTGAGCAGCTTGGCTTTCTTTGTTTGCTATAGTAGTGCCTCTTACCGACAGCATAGATGCATCTGCGTGGGTGACATTGGCATACTCGCCTCCCAATATAGCTGTTCGCGATCCCGCTGTATTATGATTTCTTCCACCTGCTACAATCGCCCAGTTTCCAGAGTTGCTTGATGCGTTACCTCCGACAATAGTTGATCCTGTGCCAGTAGCAGAAGAGCCTCCACCACCAAGCACTTCAGATTGTGCGCCAGTTGCCGAGTTTCCAGTTCCACCTATGGCAATAGAACCAGCCGCAGTCGCAACAGATCCAAGTGTATTACCAGTAGTAACAATCCTTCCGACTTGGATGTCGTTGAGCGTAGTCGCTCCGTTTGTCGTGACTGACTCAAGAGTCGCGTTGTCTGCACCATCCACACCAGGCGCACCTGTTGCGCCATCCGCTCCAGGATCACCATCCGC